AGGCATTGTAGAGGTTATTGGCCGACACGAAAGGGGTCACTCCGGCTACACATGGCCCGACGAGTAAACAGCGTGAACGACCCTTAGCCTCCACCTTCAAAAACTCAGCAATCTCAGCTGGCTCGACCTTCTTGACTTCGCCACCGTAGGTGACGACAAGGCGATGTTGGCCCTTGGGCCCCGACAAATCACGGAAGCCCTTGAATTTCTTTTCAGGCGGCGGGAGGCAACCAGCGTGCACCTCAACGGCCCCGCAATGACCGCCGGATGGCGCATAGCCCTCTCTCACATGCTCGCCGCGAAGACAAACACAACCACGTGACGCAAGGGAAGTTGTACACGCAGGGCACATCCTGCGCTTCCAACGGGCTTTGGCTGGTCTGGGCTCACCACAGCTCCAGCATTCACCCCCCTTCCCCCTGCGCCGTCACTTGGGCGCATAGCCGGGCTGAAGCCCGGTCTGCACAGCCAATAACGCCTCGGCTTCCTGGAGGCTCTTCAGGAATGCGACCGGATTCGCCATCTCGTCGCGCTCCTTCAAGGCTGCGCCCATGTGCAACCGCAGAGCAGCAACATGCTGCTCCGGTGCAGCTCGAATGACCGCATCGTAACGCAGTCTCAATGTCCCCTCAACCGTCGGCGCCGCCAAAGCCATGACGGCCGTCTCCCACGCCTTGCCGAGGGGAATAAAGACGGGACGGGGATCATCCAACTCCTTCCGCAGGACCCCCTTGGTCAAGGGGTCCCAACTCCAGGAGAAGGCAACCGTCTCGCAGGAGCTTGTTATCCTGCGGATCTGCCACTGGTGATCCCCGGCGCTATGCACGATCATTTCCGTGAGGCGGTGCTTCCGCCGCCCACACTGCACATTCTGGACCCGAGCAAGGTCCCAGTCCCCATTGTCAAAATAGCGGGGATCAGTGGATGAGGCGCTGGAGATCTTGGAGATCAAAACGTCTCCAGGGCGCACGTGTTTATCCGCCACACCAGTCTCCCACCAAATAGGGCCCACAAACCGCCGGATGTACCAACGGCGAGCAGCCCCAAAGCTGTGGGGAAACGGAACCGCACATGGCGGCAAGGCGGATGCACACCCCCTCCGCAAGTTGTCAGACAATCCGCTCGGATCGACCCACCGGTACTGAGCCCCAGGGTCGTTCAAAAGCTGGACTACCTGAAAATGATCCAGAACAAAGATTGGGTTGGGCCCAACATAGGCTCCGATCACAGGCGTGGGTTTGAACTCCACGTCCACAATCTCGTAACCCTCAGGTTCCGGCTCAATTCCTGCAAAGAAAGCGCCACAAAGATCAGCGGGCTCCGGTGTCGGGCGTTCCCTGCGCTTCTTGCGCATGACCCGCACCTCATTGGCCTCTCGGTCAGCAACCCTCACCGCTCCGAAAATGCGCAGGCCGTCCATGATTATCCCCTCTCGGGCCTGCTGCAAAACCAAAGCCTCCCTCGCGTGCTGCTCATCAAGCTCGAGCAGAAGGATTCCAACAGCCAACTGATCCTCGGGTGACACCACAGGCCGCTCATCAGCGGCCGTCCGCTCCCGGCATGTCCGGCAGCGGCAAGTTTCATGATGCCCACGGGAACTAATCTTCCGCGGACGGTGCCCCCAGGTGTAAACTGTGGCCCTGGCCTTCTGGTCGGCGTACAACTCAACCATTTCCGTGTTGGTTGGCAGCACGATCCGACTCTTACAGGGTCTTACCGGCACGTACCTAGTACGTGCCGCACTTTCAGTCCGGCCTACCGGTGTCACGGACAAAATTGCTGTCGGTTCACTGACAGGGTTCCGGGGAAGCGCACTCGGCGTTGCCTCAATCAAGCCCCGTGGATAGGTCCAGAGTCCTTCTCTGGGTTCCCCAAGCGCAGGGCGGACATTGGCAATGGACCTCTGTGGATCCATCCCCGACGAATGAAATGAATCGGCCTCAGCCATAAACCCTCATCACTAACAGGCACGTGGCCCCACCGGCAGAGCCGGCCAACTGGTCGTGGAGGGTGAGCCGGGATCACGCAATGGCCGTGCGTGTGGCAAGCTCTTTACCAGTTGTTTCCCCGCCCACTGAGATATGCGGGGTCCCTTTGCCCAACGGCTGCAACGGGGCACGCACAAGGCGTGCACTAAAG